AACTTAATACCATAGCTACATTCTTAGTCCATTTTGGCATATCTTTTTCAATATTATCGTTCAGCTTTTGAAATGCAGTTCTAAAGTTTTCAAGTGGCTTGCCTAGATATTTCATCAGATACATTCCTATCCATTGTAGCGAATATGTAGCCTCTAGCTTCAGTCTTTGAAATTCAAAAATAATGGTTCTCAAATATTTCATTTGAGAACCATATTCACTTGGTGCTTCCATACTATTTGCTTGGCTTCTTAGCTTTAAAAATGTATTCATGAGTTCGGGGCTTAGATATAAGTCTTCCATTTGTGCCCCCATAGCATTTAATGAGCTTTTGAAAGCCATTGCATTACTCTTAGAAGTCCACATAAGCCTAGCGAATTTCTCCATTTCCATATCTGTCTTGGCAAGACTAGTCAATAATGTTGCAATAGCTGTATCAGCCGCCAATATAGCGGTTGATACTATTCCAATAGCTGGTGCAAGGTTAAATCTTGTCCTATCAGATATTCTATTAATTCTTCTTTCAAGATTATTCATAGCTTCAATTGTTTGATTGACATTAGAATTTGAATTGTTAGACATTCTACCGATTTCATTTCTAAAGTTATTTATAACCCTCATTGTCTGATTTAAATTAGAACTTGAATTGCTTGACATTCTTCTAATAGCATTCTCAAAAGTACTCATAGCTCTAACAGCTTGGTTAAATTCGCTATTATCTACTCTAAACCCTAAGCCCACCAAATAATCTTTAATAGTTCCTAGAATATTAATCACCTACTTTCTTGTGCATATATCCTTGCTCTCTCTTGATTTTCTGCCTTTACTTGCATAATCTCGTGTGCATCTAGTAAGTCATCTAATGTATAAGTACCATCCCACACCTCATGTTGTCTCCACATTTCAGCAAATACGGGAGCATATGCAAATTCATCTATATTTTCGCACCTTGCAAACTCGTATCCGAAAAAGTTTCCGTTAGTGAACGCAAGAGGCTTTCGTCGAAAAAACTTGATACATTAGACACCAATACCTGTATGGTCAAATTCAAGACTGTAGCTGTATCATATTCTAAGTCGTTTACACCCCAGTTACCATTTTCATCGATAACCGGAGCAAACCCTGCATCTAACATTTCGCCACATACCCTCAGACAATCCTTTTGTAGCTCTGAAAATGCTTCTTTTGTCATTTTAGTGCTATTCTTTGGCATTGGAATACCAGCTTTCATGTTTAATCCCATTGGCAATACTTCATTCATCAATGTATAAGCTATGTAAGAACCCGTAAGTGCATCAAATTTATTTATTCTAAATTTTCTACCCTTTATTTCTATTTCCTTAAATGTTTCTCTTTTATTCATAAACCTTCTCCTCCTAAGCTGCTTCTTGCTGTATATCAGCAGCCATTAAATTCCATGTAACCTGTTGACCTTGTGCTTGATATGGTACATCTGCTTGTTTTTGTGGAGATACTCCTGTAAGTATTTTAGAATCTCCCATAACAGGGCATCTAATAGTTACTGTAGTATCAGCCCAAGCCGAAGTTGATGCGGTTTCAAGATAATTAAACCATTTTGTTAGCCACTTATTAAGTGGTGATGTTTGTTGAATAGCTAGTGACAGTTGCCCGTTTCTTGCCCTTATTTTTGATACCATAACACTACCATCTGCTGCTATATCATGAACTGTTCTATCATTACTCATAGACAAGTTTATACTACCAATACCCCCTCCAGATGCTATATATTTACCAACTTTAGGGTGATTTATAGTTAAAGTCACATCAGCAAAACTATACGTTGTATTCATTTTTATTCCTCCTCTTATCTGTTAACATTTACACTAATAACCACGTGTTCTATAGATCCTGCCAATTTTAACAGTACATATATTGTTGGAGATTTTCTAGCTTCTCTATCCTCTTGTGACTGATTGACAAGTGAGTCCGCGAGTACTGTAAATCCATTTGAGAGAGTGTCTCCTGTTTCTATTGTAAGTATGTTAGCTGCGTTCCATTGACCACCTGCTAAAAACCCTTTATTTTTAGACTTTAAGCATGCACTAGATATTACGCTTACAAGATAACTTACACCATCTTCTGTTTGTGGTATTTTAGAATTGCTTGTTAATGCATCCATAACAGATGTTTTTATATCATTCACAAGTATATCAAGTCCTATTACCTCATCAAATGCTTGTCCGCTTGCCATAACACCTTGTTCAAATACATTATATGTCAAACCCCTATTTACATAGACATTTCCATTATTCCCTTTAATTGATGTAACTTGTGCCGATGTTAGGTTTTCTGTTGTTACTCCTGTTTCAGGTTTAAGTGCTAATGTATACGTTGTATCACTAGCCCCCATAGCATATCCCATGATTGCAACAATTGAATAATCATCCGTTGAATATTGTCCTATTGTTCGTGAATAATGTAATCCTTTTAGCGTTTCTATTACATTCCCTGCTGTTCCTGCAAGTACATCCGCATCACCTGTATCATAGAAAAATACTGATGTAGGGTATGCTGTTTCTATATATCCTGCTACTGCTAAAATATCCTCTTTAACTGCATCACATAAATACACAGAATACCAATCTGTATTTGAGGCTCTGCATGCTGTTACTGCTTGAAGTGCTGTTTCTGTTCCTGTATTATCCCATCTACCTATAACTAATTTAGATGGTACTTTAGACTGTCCAAAATATAAACCTGCTGCTAAGTATTCAGGGTCATCGGTTTCAAATCCCGCGTCAATCATTTCAGACAGACTTGCAAACTCTTGTGTTCTTGTAACTGCACTTATCACATCGGTTGTGCCAACTATCAATCCTACATTAAATCCTGCCCTTACAGTAGCAACAGGACTTAATGATACTGTCAAATTAATTATATCTGAAAGTGTTAAATTATTCATTTAATTCACCTATCCTTTCTTGATTTCATAGCTTGCCGATTGAATATAAGGAACTGTATTAGATACTATTATTAATTCATTAAATGATGCTGTAAAATCGCTACGTTCCCACCAATTCCCGTTAAATAATTCAGGAAATCTAGTAGGGGTTGTAACATCCAATATCAAATACAAATTGTTTTTACTAAACAGTTCCTTAAATTCTTGCAAGTATATTGCGTTTCTTATTTTTTCTGCATTTTCATAACTATTAGGTCCGTATAATACCCATTTCACAGCATGCACCTTTGTATAACTTACAGTCTGTTTAGCATTATCTGCATCTTTATTTGAGTATTCTATGTCTCTTTGCTTTATAATTGGATCATCTACATTATTTATCATTATAAAAATTATATCTTCACTGATTTTCCATGCTGGGGCACCTGATGTCTGCCATCCAATTCTTACTTTGTCTGTTATAGGATTTAGTCCTAGCATTAGACAAGTCCAGCTTCTGAATAAGTTTTCAATTACTTTTAATGTCACGATTAATCACTCTCCATCAAGGTCGCTAACGCTTTATAATATCCGAAGTCAGCCCACTCTTTTATAAGATGTATTCTATAACGTTTGCCCCTCCATAGGATTTCGTCGGATGTACCTTTAGAATTTGTAACATATAATTCTTTTGTAGCATGAAAACACATAACTTGAGATGTTCTATCACCCTCTGGTACTTGTATAATATCTTTGTTTCCCGCCGCAGTGACAACACCATAAAAATTGATAGCTTTTTCTGTTGGTGCCCATCTACCGTCTACCCAACTACCTGATTTTCTATATACCTTGTAATCCTCTGCGAAGTCTTGGTCATTTATTATTTCAGATACGTTTATTTTAGGCATACTATCACTTCTCCCTTATTATATAGGTTATAGACTTTCTAAGCTCTCCTGTATCAATCAAAGGCACGTCACTACCCTTTTTGGCAATAGTGAGCGGAGAGTTTGGAGCCCATCCATTTTTAGAATTCTCAAACCATGCTTTAGATGCATTTGCTCCTAGCATACCAGCCTTTTTTAAATGTATCGTTCCATCTTTGCCCTCAAGAGTAGCCTGTATAGCTTCCCTTAATTGCTCTGCTATAGCTTCTTTACTATCTTCTATAGCTGGTTCAATAATAGGTCTAGGCGGAGAGTGCCAAAACGGAGAACCGTGAGTTTGTATATACATATCGTATGCTTGCTTATACTGCATACCAGAATTAAGATTTGGTTGCATGTCATCAATCATTTCACGTTTTCTTATCCCGTTTGTATGTATAAATGCAAGTTCTGCATTTGTGATTTCTTCACCCCTACTACTTCTTTCTTCTGATATTCCTACAAGTACTTGCATTTTAGATAGTTCCATTAGTTTATTTTTTATATCTTCTGTAATATCTAGATTGTTAGTTACATTTATAGTAACATCTAACATAAAATCACCTCAATAAACATACATATTTCCTTTACCTACTAATTTACCAAATGTAGCTAACTGTTGACCATATATAGTAAGTTTCCATGCCGCCCACCCATTTAAGTCATTTGCAACTGAACTAAAATCATATTGAACACTAACCCCATCAACTGCTTTACTAGCCATGAGTCCTAAAGACTGACCCTTCGACACAACTTGTGCTGCATTACTGTCTGGGTCTGCTGTGCTCTGTAACCACAACGTACAAAAATGTGCAATAAATAATCCCATTGCAAACTTCCAATAACTGTGCCATCTAGTTTCTTTTATGCATGAATTTGCTAGTGCTATGTACATATTAAGTATTTCTGTTGCTACTACGTATGTTCCGTCTGTTTTCTGCCCAAACTGTGGATACAATATATAAAAATCATCTACTGTATATACTGGATTATCCCCAACACGAATGTTGGAAGCATCCGAGACGATACCAGATATTTCGATATCGCTTAGACTTCCATAAAGTGACATTTAAAACACCTCACTTAGTTTTTTCTGGTTTAACAAATGCTTTGACATCTTCAAATATTTCTAAATCTCCATCAGCTAATGCCCATTTCCATAAATTATCTTCTTTTGCATAATCGGGTACAGTATCAAAGCTTAACGCTTTAACACTGTACTTTTCATTTACATTTGCTGGGTTTGTAAATTCAAATGCTTTTTTACTGAATATTCTTATCATAAACATACCCCCTTATATTCCGTCTGCATATCTAAATGCTTCAAGATAATGTTTCTTAACTTGTCCAACGTTAGCCATATATAAACTATCATAACTCGCATTGTTAACATTTGGTTGTGTCATAACCCTTGATAGCGGTACTGGTACATCCATACTTACAAATCTCTTTTCATTTACGTATGCTACCATTCTTTGTGTTGTTCCTGTACCTGCTCCTATACAGAATCTTGACTCACCTATAAATAGATCAACACTTTTTTGCTTAGCGATATTATTTGCTAGTAAGAATTCAAGTATAGTGACATTCCCAGCTGACGATACTTTTGTACTTGCTATGTATGCATAGTTTGCTGGGTCTATTAATATATGATTTGGTACTGCTGTCTGGTCATATTGTGCTGCTGCCCACGCGTCAGTTATTAGTTTATTTACATCGTATAATATTTCATCTGGTGTTTTATCTTTCCATGTTGTTTTTGTACTTACTCCAGTTGCAACTGAACCTGCCGTTACTGTAGTGTCGTTTATAAGTCCAAAAAATCCGTAA